TTTTCATATTCTTCTGCTTCTTTTTTATAAAAATCGTTTATTTTATTAAAAGTAAATTGTCTTAACCATCTAGGCATATTATAGATAGTTTCCCAATCATAACCTCCTTTTCCATGAAATACTATTTCATGAATTTGAGTAAATAAATTAACGCGGTATTGAACGGCTATCTCAGATGTCAGGCCAAAAAAACTTAAGTCCAACTGGGATATCAACTCTATCGGTATTTCCGTCGGGAAAAAAAGTTAGATCTACATCTGGCTGAGTTTCTTTAATATGTTTTCTTAATTCACGTGAGTCCCGGGCTAAGAGTTGATTATCTACAAACTCCCGTATTGTTTTAGGGTCTCGTTCTCCATTTATTGATGTAATCATATATTTCAAACGTGTTGAGAGTTCGGGAGAATTGTTTCTATTAATTTTTTTAAGACCTTCTAATTCAGCTTGTATCTTTTGTTCATCACCGTGAGTTAGGATTTTATAAGTAATGTTAACGCCCGTTGACGTTAAAGTATAACTGAATTCGTTAACACCTTTATTAGAAATATCAAATGGTTTATTATCAATTTGACTTAAATCAACTGTGTATTCTTGTCCATTATAATCAAATGTATAATCTTTACCATAACCTAAAACACGAGCAGCAACCATTAAAGCATTTTTATCACCTACAATTAAATCATTGTAGTTAACTTTAGATACAATAAGTGATTGTAATAATTTATCTAAAACAATACCTTTTGTAATATAGGACTGATTAGTTAAAATATCTTCTTCCTTAGCGGTCATATATTTCATAGTAACTTTACCACTTGATAAAGGATTATCTTCAGGATATACTAAACCTTTTGATGGTAATTCGATTTCTTCTGTTGGAAAATTGTAAGTTTCTTGACTCATAGCTTTTATTTAATAACTTTATATTCAGATATAAATATATGAAAAATAAAGAAGCTCACCAAATTTAGGTGAGCTTTCTTTAAATTTATTTTTATTAATTAAAAGTTCAAGATACAATAATCCATTCCTAATGTTACTTGTAATTCTTGTGCTGCTGCATCTTCATCCCAACTGTAATCACCGAAGTTAGCTGTTTTAATAAATGCACCTTTGATAATCCATTCTGATACGATATCACCTACTGGGCCTAGTACATTAATTGTTACGTCTTTTTTATAAAAATCTGAGTAACCGTCACGACCTGTTACTGATTCATGATGTAAACGTACCCACTCCATTACTGCTTGAGCACCTGAAGGTGTGATTGGATCGAACAATGTCATTTCAAGGTCTTTCCATTCTGCTCTTCCTTTAATTTTACGATAAACGTTGATATGATTTAATTTAATTTCATTCATTTCAACGCTAACCGCGCCAATTTTTTTAATAACATATGATGGGATTCCATCTACATACATTATAAAGCGATTTTTAACTTTAGGTTCAAATGCTGTGAAAAATATTTCGTTTGGATCTAATACTGCCATTTTATTTTATATTTTTATGTTTGTTATAAATATCTATGTTTTAAAGAATTACGCTGGGAATGATGCACCAGTTGGAGTGATGTTGAAGTCTAGATAGATAAATTCAGCTGTCTTAGTTGGTTGTAAATAAATTTGGCCAACTAACTCATTACGATCAATTACATCAGGCGTATTATTTGAATCATCCATAATTACTTTAAACGCGTATAATCCTTGACGTTGTTGAACACTTGTTAAATACGGGTTAACTTGAGCTAAGAAATTATTTCTTGTAGCTACTGTATTTTGTTCAAATACTAAATTATTAGCAACTTGAGTAATATATGATTTAAGAGCAATCAATAAACGTCTTACATTTACACGATCAAGTGCTGATGCTGCTGATTGTAATGTTTTCTGACCATATACTACTACTCCTGTTCCTGGGAACGTAGCGATTGGATTTACTTTAGCTGAGTATAATGTATTACGTTGACCTTGAGATAAACGTTGTTCTGCTCTCACTACTGTAGATAAACCACCTCTGTTAATACCTGCTGGTGCGAACCATGGTTCAGCTACTGAGTCATTATAAGCGTATACTCCACCAATCATTGTTGAAGCTGGTACCCAAACTAATTCACCTGTTGAAGGTTCAATAATTTGTAACCAAGGCCAGTATTCAGCTGCGTATGATGTATTACGAGAAGCAGCAGATGTTACTACATTTGATACTGATGCACCATAAGCTACTGGGTCAAGCACATAGATGTTATCTCCTCTATCTTGAGTATTTGTAATAATAGTAGATATTTGTTGAGCATAATCACCATCATATAAACCTGGTGTTAATAATATATTAAATTGATAGTCATCTTTATTTGCTAATAAAGAAATCATGTTATCATAATCTGATCCTTCTACACCTTGAGTATTATTACTATCAATATTTTCGTAAAAATTAGCTCCACCAGCTATATCTCCTGTTGCACCACCAAAAGTACCACTAGCATTTGTTGGGATATAATCTGTATAGTTAGCATCTGAAATTTGTCCGTTACTATTTAAATAGTTAGGTGTAGTATAATTTACTTGTTTTACTCTAACATAATTTGATCTATTAACATATGTTCCAGTATAAGCAATTTGGTTATTTACTGGGTCATAATCTTCATTCATATCTCCAATTACTCTAGAAATATAATTACTAGAATTAGGATCTAAAGTTAAGTTAGTCCAAGTTTCTAAAGCTACAGGTTGAAGAATATTATCATTACCTCTTCTAATTAATAAATCAAATGTTCCAGATGATGTATTAGCATTTAAAACTTGCCATCTAATATTATCTTTTGAACCACTTAATAATACATTATTAGTTGTTTCAGCACTAACACTATTCATAATAACACCTTCTGAGAATGTTTCTAGAACAAATGCTGTTGAAGTTACACTCACAGTAGCACCAGCCATTGTAGCTGCTAAAGTAGGAGCATTATCACCAATAAAGTCAGTATAAGAAATTGTTGCTCCATTTAAACTTGTATTTCCATTTGATCCAGTTATTATTAAATCACTTCCTGCACTTGTTGCGTTAACTAAACTAGATAATCCTGGGAAGTTATTGATAGCAATTGAAGCTGAGGCCACCCAATTAGATCCAGTACCAAAATAACAGAAAGGTGTTAAAGGAGCAGTTGTATCATAGAATGTAGTTCCACCGTATCCAGCGAACCAATATTGATCACTACCTACTGTTATAACAAATCCTTGATAAGCTGATCCAGTTACTGATCCATTAAATGAAACTAAAGCACTAGCGTTATTACCTGGTACTGAAGGTACACCATTATTAATTGCTGAGCTTGAAGCAGGTAAATATGATCCTGATACTACTCTTGATACTAATAATGAAGTTCCTCCGTTAACAAAATAATTATATGCTGCTATTGAAGTTAAATAAGTATATGTTTTTTGATTTGTTGAACTACCACTTATTAAAGTAGTACCAAATTTATTAACATATTCATTATATGTTGTAACTACAGTTGGAACTTCAACTGGGCCTTTAACTGTGGGACCAATAATTGCTGCTCCAACTTGGACTGGTCTTCTACTTACAAAAGATGAATCGTTCTCTCTTGCTAAGACACCTGGGGATATTAGTGTTTCTACCATTGTTGTATATTATTTTTATTTTATTTTGTTATAAATATGGTGAAACTTGTTAAAAATATTAGTTAGATATAAACTCTCCTTTATCTAGATCAATAGATCCATCACCATATTTTTGTTGAAGATTTCTTCCTAGATCAGTTTCTTCTTGGATTAATTTTTTAAGTTCATCTTTAAGATTTTCTTTTTGTAAATTAATTTCTTGAAGTCTTGATTCTAAAATTCCAAAACTTTCTACTAATTGAATTCTTCTTTCTCTAACATTTTTCAATTGAGTAATTTCTTCTTGTGTTAAAACTTTTTTTTCCATAAATTTTTATTTGTTATAATTTGTTTAATATAATGGGTTCCAATTAACACCATCATAAAAATAAGGTTTAGGTGGTGTTGAATTAAATACTATAAATGTTCCAGCTGGGACACCTGTAGGTAAAGAGGCTTGCGGTGTAAGTGTTAAGATATTATTTATAGTGACACTAGATGTTGTTACAGATAATACATTTTTTCTTGAAGCATTATTAGCTCCTCCTCCTACAGTAAATACATCACTTGTATTTGAAACATTAAATTGACCTACTACTGTTTGACCTGTTCCAGATGCTATTGTACCATAACCTCCAGCATGTGAAGCATATCCTGAGGCTGTTGTATTATATCCTTCTGAGTGAGCCGCGTATCCTGAGGCTAATGTTAAAAATCCTTCTGCATGTGATCCTGATCCTAATGTTCTAGTACCCATTCCTTCTGCATGAGAAAAATTCATTGAAGCTGTTGTTAATAATCCTTCAGCGTGTGAACCTGTTGAGTTAGTTCTACAGAACCAACCTTCAGCGTGTGCTCCATCTCCATTAGCGTAAGTACTATATCCTTCAGCATGAGCATAATAATCATCAGCAAATGAAAATCCTCCCTCAGCATGTGAGTAATGACCTGTGGTTTGTGTTTTATAACCTTCAGTATGTGAAGCGTATCCTGATGCTGTTGTATATGCTCCTTCAGCGTGTGAATATTCTATTGTTGTTTGGCTATAATATCCTTCAGCGTGTGAAGATAAACCATCCGCAATTGTAGTCCATCCTTCAGCATGTGAACCTTGACCGCTAGCTATAGTATTTGTACCCTCAGCATGAGCATATAATTCTCCAGCTATTGTAGCTGCTCCTTCGGCGTGTGAAAAATTACCATTAGCTATAGTATATTGACCCTCAGCATGAGCATAATCGCCCTGACTTACGGCGCTAATAAATCCTTGTTTTAAAGTATTTTTATTATAATCATATATAAAGTTAGAATTTCCTCCAAACGTACCAAGATTATTATATTGAATAGATCCTAAAGGTGATCCACCTGGTGTACTACCTCCTCCACTACTAAAAGCTGTTGAAGATGTTATATATAATTGTCCTGTGCTTGGATTAATAGTTACAACATTATTAGCTAAATTATTACTATTTAAACCTAATAAATAAACTGAGCCAGTTGTTTTTAATGAACCAGTAATTTGAAACTCTGATCCTGAGGCAATGACTAAATTTCTTCTATTAGAGTTTGAGGTCCCATTACCTATAATAAATGCTCCAGGTATTGTTGAAGTGATATTATATTGACCTTGTACATGTTGGTATTCTCCTAATGATATAGTGTTGTTACCTTCAGTGTGTGAGTATTGAGCTGAGGAAGTAGTAGCATTTCCTTCGGCATGTGAATATGGAGATAACGCGAGTGTGTATATACCTTCTGCATGTGATGAAAATCCTTGAGCTCTTGTATTATTACCTTCAGCATGTGAATAATCTCCTGTTGCAAAAGTAGTAGATCCTTCTGCGTGAGATCCAGTAGCTGTAGCGGATGTATTAGCTCCTTCAGCATGAGAGTATTTACCTGTAGCTGATGTATTTGCTCCTTGCTGTAAACTTTGTTGATTATATTTAAAAGTAAATGATGAATCACCATCAAATCCACCAGCATTATTATATTGAATTTCAGTATCTATACCACCAGGAGGAGTATTTCCACCTCCACCACCAAATGCTGTTGATGATGTGTAAAATAATTGTCCAGTTGATGAATTATAAGTTATAACACTATTTTGAGTAGTATTATCTAAACCTTGTATATAAGCTGATCCTGTTACTCTTAATGAACCTGTGATCTGAAAATCTTCTCCAGCTGCAAATACTAGATTTGATCTAGTAGAATTTGATTCACCATTACCTATAATAAAAGCACTAGGTGTAGATGATGTAATATTATATCTTCCTTGAACATGTTGTCCAATTCCTGCTGCTGATGTTCCAATTCCTTCAGCATGTGAGGTTGAACCTAAAGCTTGAGTATTATTTCCTTCCGCGTGTGAGTAAGAACCTGATGCAATTGTTTGATAACCTTCAGCATGTGAATAATCTCCTGATGCTGATGTTCTAAAACCTTCAGCGTGTGCAAATTTAGATACAAAAAATGGACCCATCCCTTGAGTTAAAGAACCAGAGAATGTTGCAGGGCCTGTGTTAAATAAAGTATTTGATCCACTAATATAAACAGAACCAGTAAAATATGTTGAACCATCAACACGTAAATCACCAGTTATATCTGAGGATCCTGTTACTTTAAATGATCCAGTTACTGTGCTATTATTAGCGTAATTTACTAATTCATTTATAATAGATCTAACAACCAGACCTGTGTCTTTATTTTGAACTAAAGGTATTGCCATTTATTTTATTTTGTTATAAATATAAGAAAAAATTTTAATCTTCCCAAGGACTTATATCATTCCATGATCCATCATCTTCCCAACGACCTGTACCTAATGCCCAAGGTGATGGTGGAACAGGTGAAATAGCATTTGATCCTGGTACTTTTTCTCCAACTGTTACTTTATTAATTCCTGGAAGTTTTTTTAAAGCAGTTAAATCTTTTTGTGGAATATCAGGAACAATATGTCCATGAAGTTTAATATTAAATGTACTACTAACTACCCTTTCTGCTTTATCTGATAATTCAGTTTTTAAAGTAAATGAATCAATCATTGCTCTAAACTGAAAACGAGATGGATCACCCCAATATGAATCAGAAGCATATTCAATTGCTTCAATAATTTTATTTAATTGATCCATATAGTAAGTATTAACAGCACAAGTATATGTTACTGTAACATAATCAGGAACTACAACGGCATATGCTGTTTGTTCAGGTACTACATTATTTAATACATCAAAATTACTATATGCATTTTTAGGAGAATATTTTTTCTTTTGGATTGATATATTATGAGGATTATTAGCGTCTAATTTATTAGCTACAGTTCTTACTTTTTCAATGTTTTCTTTTTTAAACATTATAAGAGGCATCATTATTCTACCTTGAGCATCTCTATAATATCCATCTTTTTGAAATGATTTCCATTTTTCAGGTGAACCATATATAATAGGAACTTCTATTCTAGCTCCATTTTGTATTACATAAGGTTTAATAACATTTTGAAAATAGTAAAATACTGCCTCATCAATATCTTGAATACCAATTGAAAATGGTTTTGTAGTATCTCCTTTAAATGATATTTGACCTGATCGACCTGGATTATTAGCGAAGTTAGGATTGCCTGTAGGAGAAAATCCTGGACCTTCTTGTTTATAAGGTTCTTGTTGAGATATAGAAATTTCTCTTTGTGTTTTAGGTATCGGTTTTCTTCCTTGAGTAGCCATTATAATCTAGTTTTAATAATGTTTAATCTATCTGCAGGTACATAATGACACTCACAAGTTACAGATACATTATATCCCCAATCTTGTAAATTAGGATTTAATGGATTTCCAGCATATGGAAAATCAGGATCTTTACCAGCAAAGAATTGTACTATATTTGTATTATCTACTTCCCAATAGCTTTCTTGGAATAAAATCACATCACCAACCTCAGGATGTACATTAGCGTCTACTAAATCATCTCTTAAAAACGCGAAAGTTGCTGGCCAATCAAAATCTACTCCTAGATCACTTGTAGGACTTATATTATTATCAACAGTAATTAAAGCATTAAATATAATAGGACCATCGAATAATCTTCCTGTTGATGCTTCACCATACATATTAACTGTTGTTTCTGCTAATTTGTATTTATAAAAA